ATGAAGAGTATCACCAGAAACAAGCGCTGATCGAAGCGCGTAAGGAACAGTTCTTCACCCAACTGGCCGACGTTACCGTCATGCCGAAAAACATGGGCAAGAAGATCACCAAGTTCCACTACATCCCGCTGCTCGACGACCGCAACGTCAACGACCAGGGTATCGACGCGAACGGCGCCACCATCGCGAACGGCAACCTGTACGGCTCCAGCAAGGACATCGGTGTCATTACCGGTAAGCTGCCAGCCCTGACCGAACACGGTGGCCGCGTTAACCGCGTTGGTTTCACCCGTATCGAGCTGGAAGGCACGCTGGAAAAATTCGGCTTCTACGAAGAATTCACCCAGGAATCCCTGGACTTCGACAGCGACGCCGAGCTGGACATGCACATCACCCGTGAAATGGTGAACGGCGCCCACCAGATGTCCGAAGCTGCTCTGCAGATCGACATCCTGAACGCTGCCGGTGTAATTCGTTACGCTGGTGATGCAACCTCCAACGTTACCCTGAACAGCGGCGATGTTGTTACTTACGACGACCTGTTGCGTCTGGGCATCCAACTGACCAACAACCGTACTCCGCGTACCATTACGCAGATCAACGGTACCCGTCTGACCGACACCCGTACCATTCCGGGCGCACGTCCCCTGCATTGCGGCTCCGAGTTGATCCCAACTCTGAAAGGCATGAAGGACATGCACAACAACCCTGCATTCATCTCGGTCGAGAAGTATGCGGCTGGCGGTGAAACCCTGATCGGCGAAATCGGCCAGATCGATGAGTTCCGTATCATCATCGTGCCGGAAATGCTGAAGTGGGCTGGTGGCGGCGCTCTGGTCACCGACGCGCTGTATCACGACAACGGCACCAACTACGACGTGTTCCCAATGCTCTGCATCGGCGACGGTTCGTTCACTACCATTGGTTTCCAAACCGACGGTAAATCGGTGAAGTTCAAGATCATCAAGAAGCTTCCGGGCGTTGAAACTGCTGACCGCCTGGACCCGTACGGCGAGATGGGCTTCATGGCCATCAAGTGGTACTACGGCTTCATGACTCTGCGTTCCGAGCGCATTGGTCTGATCAAGACCCTTGCCCTGCTGTAACGGCAACTGCAATACCATTTGGGGAGCTTCGGCTCCCCTTTTGGGTACAACTCGCACCGTTTCCGGAGAAACGCAATGTCTGATGACCAAGCTGTACCTGATGAACTCGAATCTCTCAAAGCCCGAGCTACCAAGCTGGGGATTACTATTGACGGTCGCTGGGGCGTAGAAAAGCTCCGCGAAGTCGTGAACGCCGCAATCCAAGGTGATAAGCCAGTGACTGAACCAACTACCACCCCTGCTCCACAACCGGCTCCAGCTCCAGTAGCTGCGCCAGCTCCCGCGGTTAAAGCGGTCGAGCAAGCGCCTGCTGTCGTGAAAGAAGCGCCGGTCGAGAACGAAATCAAGTCTCCGGTCGAAGTCACCAAGATGCCTTCGCTGGCTGATGCCATGAAAGAAGTTCCGGTTGATGCTGGCCCGGAAACCGATGGCCAGAAGAAAAACCGACTGCGCCGTGAAGCGATGGCCCTGGTGCGTGTGCGTGTGTCCTGCATGGACCCACAGAAGAAGAACCTCAAGGGCGAATTGCTCTGCGTATCGAACCGTAACTTCGGTACCGTGCAGCGTTTCATTCCATTCAACCGCGAATGGCACATCGAGAAGGTGTTGTACGACGCGATGATGGAAAAGGAATACATGGTGTTCGACCGCGAGAAGACCGGCCGTGCTGGCATCGAAGTCGTGACCCCGCGTAACGTCCCGGCGTTCAACATTCAGGTTCTGCCACCACTGACCAAGGGCGAGCTGAAAGACCTGGCTCAGCGTCAAGCCATGGCCGACGGTACCCGTCAGGAGTAATAACGTATGGCAGTTACCCCGATTACCCTCAACGACTTGACCCAGGCCACAGTCGGGGGTTCCGGGGCATTCGATACGCTGATGCGTTCGATGGTCGGTCACCTCGAATTGGAGTTCAATAAAGGACGCCTTCGAGGGGCCGACTATGCCAACGTCTACCTGAATGCACTGACCCCGGTATTGCAAAATGCCGTGGTCTTTTTGCTTCAGAAGGACGAAGCGGCGAACAAAGCAGCCTTGGTCGATGCTCAGGTACGTCTGACCGAAGTTCAGATCCTCTTGGCGGAAGCCGAGCTGGAACGTGAGCTGATCAACAAGGAACTGGTGCAAGCACAGGTTTCCAAGACCATTGCTGAAACCGTGAACCTCGGCCAGCAGTTGTTGAACCTGAAGGCTGAAGAATGCGTCCTCAAATCGCAATACGACATCAACCTGTCGCAGAACCTGCAAGTCGTGGCGCAAACCAGTCTGGTTAACCAGAAGGTGGCGACCGAGAAGGCGCAGACCTCTGGTATCGCGATTGAGCCGAATTCGGTGATTGGTAAGCAGATCACCCTGTATACCGCACAAGCCAACGGCTTCGACCGGGATGCAGAGCAGAAAGCGGCCAAGGTGATGATCGACTCGTGGAACGTACGACGAACCACGGATGTGGGTACCGTCGCCGACGGAGTCAACCAACTCCACGATGCCAACGTGGGCCGCGCAGTAAATGCGCTCCTTGGTGGCGTAGGGGCTTAAACCAGCGTGATAGGATAGGGGAACTTCGGTTCCCCTTTTCTTTTGGAGCAATTCATGGGGCTTTTCAGCAGCAAGAAGACTTACACGGTCAACGTCACAGTTAGCCCCGTGTTTGAAGAAGAACAGATCCCCACTAGTGCCCTTAACGGCTTAATCAAGGGGATCATGCAGGAACAGGACATTGTTCCGTCGATGCTCGACGAAATCTCCCAGTGCATGGGCATTCGTGCCGTGACGGCGCTGCACAACACCCAAATGAAGGGTTATGAGCCAGGCATTCCCTCGGCGCAGGTAGCGACCTACATTCAAGCGAAGGATCAGGTAATCAGCGCGATTGAGGCCAATATCGGCCGGCAGATCGATGTTGAGTATTACTACATGGGTCCGCTGAACTCGATGCACTTCGGCTGGCAGTATTGCCACGATTCGCTTGGCTACAACGTGGCCACCAACGAACTGACGGTGCTCAGTGCTTCTACTGGTTTTCCGTGCTACCTGTCGGACATGAAGGCCACGTATCTGCGTGAAGACTTCGATTGGATGATCCAGACCAACGATACCGGGATGCTTGCGCAACTCGGGCCGTCTCCACGTTCTGGTTTCCGTCCTTCGGCGCCGTACAACATGCTGAGTGGCATAGGCCAGTACGCCCAGCAGCCTGCGTACGAGGTGAGCGACGTTTCGACGGAAGACTACGTGACCATCCAATATGAGTTCCAAAACGCCACTGGCGCCTTTGAGACTCGCGGTATCACTGTCTCCATGGCTTCGTTGGACAACATCGCCGATTTCCACATGTGCCGCTACAAGGATTCGACCGGCAAGACCGGGTTCTTCACCTATCTGCACGGCTCCGGTACCTACCCATCTATTGATCTGGCTTACGCCCTGGAACACAGCCCGCTGGGTACGTACTTTCCGTGGGCCTACTTCCGTCACCACGGGCAAGACGCCTACGACATCGAATCAGCCACCAGCATGGGGCAGATGAAGGCTTGGTGTGAACAACTGGGGGTGAGCTACGATCAACTGTATGACGGGGTGCATGAAGACCCGAATGTGGACGATACCGAGCAAAGCTTGCTGTTGATGGCCATTAACCCTGGCCATGAGAACCAAGCGTGCCGGGAATACCTGTTCAAGCACTTCAGCGCGCTACATGCGAACGCATTGCCACAAGTGCAACTGGACCCATCGCTGGAAGGCAAACTGAATGCATTCACGTCGTCTCCGTCGCAAATGCAGCATATCCGCGATAATCGCTTCGCAATGTCCTTCCAGTTCAGTGGTATTTCCAAACGCCGCGTTCCCGGGAAGATTGCCAACAAAAATCGCTATAACTCGCACTTCGGCATCCTAAGCCAAGACAGCCAGAACTATCTGACCCAGACACCTATCGGTACCGGGGTTGATAACGCTTTCTTAGAGCAACCGGGTTGGATCTATCAATATCAGGTCAATGACTCGGTATACGAAGAGATCATCGTCTACGGGCTGCGGGTGAACTACCAAGTTCACAGCAAGAAAGGATTTGCGGCGAGCCGGCAGGATAAAGAGCTGCTTATCCCGCTTGACTCGGCAATCGTGCAAACCATGTCGGTTCCTGCACGAGAGCAGCTATTGTGCCGGTCACTCACCATGATGGTGAACACCGTGATCATCACCAAGTCACCTTGGTATGCGTCGTCGGCCTTCCGCATCATCCTGCTCGTGATAGCCGTGGTGATCACCATTCTGTCGGCCGGTTCGGCATGGCAGACCGTTGTTGCTGCCTGGGGGGTAGGTATCGGGGCACTTGCTGTCGTGATCATAACAACCATCGTGAAAACCATGGTTATCAGCTACGGGGTGAAACTGTTCGCTCAAGCGGTAGGCCCGAAGGCGGCTCTGATTATCGCGATAGTCGCCGTGGTCTACGGCAACTCCACGGCTGCCGCAGAAGCTTCCGCGACATGGGCAGAGAATCTGGTGCAGTTGGGTACGTCGCTGGTGAAGGAAGCCGGGACATTAAGCCAGCAACAGATAGCTGCGGGCCTGAAAGATATCGTTGAAGACGCTGAAGCGTTTTCTGCGTGGGCAGAAGACCAAATGGATGGGTTAACTGATAACATGCTGGCCTTGGGCTTGAATCCGGCAATTGTCGGGCTAAACGCCTTTGATGTGGTAAAAATGGGGCCGCGGCTTGTTCTTGGCGAGAATCCGTCGGATTACTACGCACGAACTGTGCATGCGAGCAATATCGGTACATTGGCGTTCGATATGACAGAATCCTTTGTTGCGATAAAGACTTCGCTGCCAACTTTCAATCAAACGCAGGAGAGCTTCAATTATGGCGGGGACTAACTTCTTGCCCTTCGACTTCGACCTTAGCGGTATCTTCGGGGGCACAACTGGCGGCGACAATGGCACAGGACTGCTTAACTTTCCTGGCTTCGGTGGTGGCGGTTCGGCCGGTGCCCCTGTTGCCTCGGGTGGTGGCGGTGGTGGCTTGTTCAGCAACCTGTTCAGCCGCCAATCCATGTTCGGTGGTGCCGACCAAAACAGCGGTATGTACACAGGGGGCTGGGCACCGGTAGCTTTGGGTGCAGGTCAGGCAATCTTCGGTGCACTGCAAGGCAATAAAGCAACGAAGCTGGCTGAAGACCAGTTCAAGGAAGGCCGGCGTCAATTCGACCTGAACTTCAACGCTCAGCGTCAAACTATCAACTCGCAACTGGAAGACCGCCAGCGTGCACGTAATGCATCGAATCCGACGGCATACGAGAACACTGACGACTACCTGCGCAAGAATCGGGTGTAATCATGGCCGAGCCGATCACATGGCGTAACGTTGGCAGCGGAGGTGGGGGCAACCCCGCCGCTTTGCTGGCGATGGGACAGAATCAGGTTCAACAGGGTCTTTCGGCTCTGGGTGGCCTATTCCGCAACGAACAGAAACTTCAGATGCGTAATCAGGACCAAGTGCGCGAAAACAACACGGCACAGTATCTTGATGCCGTGGCAAGCGCCGGGGGCGTTGATACGCTACAGAACCCTGAAACTCGTGCTCAACTCGAAAATATGCGCAAAGGATTCGGCGCCGCTATCGACCGAGACGTCACGCGCAACGCAATCGATACCCGAGTCAAAGGTTTGCAGCAGCAAGCCGTGGTGGATAATCAGTTCACGGATCAGGCGACGGAACGCCAACAACGTGGGCTGGTAGACAAAGGTTTGGAGCTGGCTCAGGCCGGGGACATGCAGGGCGTGCAGAAATTGCTCGCTGACACGCAGTTCTTGGACGAAGGTAAGGTCGCCACCAACCTCATGGGGATCTTGGACGCCAAGACCCGCCGTCAGTACGCTGCCGAGGACCAACAGCGTCAGGATCGCTCTGAGGGCCGTCAGATTGCACAATTCCAAGAGAGCATGGCTGCTGCCTCGGAAAACCGCCAAATGCGCAAGGAAGCGATGGCTGATTCGCGCCAAGAGCGGGCTTTCCGTAATGGTGCTCGCGTTCTGGATGATGCGGCCGAGCAAGCCAAGTCGATCCTGAATACCCGACTGGCAGGCAACGAATGGGCCAACGTTTCGACTGACCCAGGCAAGGATGCGGCTGTTCTGTTGAAAGGGCTGACTGACGACGACAAGTTCATGTCGTTGGCCAATACCGACAAAACGGACATCCGTCAGATGCAGGAAGGTGTAACTGCGCTGTTGGCGACCGGTGTTGAAGCCGACGGACAGTTGTACAAGGTTCCGCCTGCATTGCTGCAACAAGTCATCAACCAGAACAGCAAAAACTGGAATCTGGGCGATAACCCGATGGAAAGCATTCGTGAGGACTTGCGCAATAGCCTATCGGGTAATGCAGGTGCAGGAAACCGTGCAAAAGTGCGTGAAGCGCAGGAAGTACGGGATCGTGCGAACAATGTGATGCAAACCCTTAAACGGGCGAAAACGCAGCTTGGGTCTAGCTCTACGCTCGATACTTCTGGTATTGTGCAGGCACTCGCTGAGTTGGCAGGACAAGCACCGGTCAATGTGTCGCAGCGTGGCCCAGACCTCCTGCCTTCCGCAGACGAGGACTCTAAATACTGATAAGGGGATACAAATATGGCAAACGGCAACGAGAACAACGGTTTCGACCAACTGTTCCCTGCCGGCCTGCCTGCCGCACAGACAGGGGGCTTTCGCCCCCTTTTTGATACCGCTGCGAAAGCAGAACAGGTAGCGGCAGCTTCTGAAGACAAGAAGCAGTCTCTTATCGACAAGATGGGTTACGACTACGACGATACCATTGGAATGGGCGTTAACCTCGCCGCTTCCCTTGCGTCCGGTGCCAGCCGCTTGGTTGGTAACCTCGCAACCCTTCCAGTCGATTTGATCTCTGGTTTGGCCCAAGGCTCTGTACCTGAAGAACAGGTCCAGGCATTCAACCGTGTGCAAACTGGTCAAGCAACCGATGCTGACCGTGCATTGTTGAATCAAACTGCACCGTTTGAAGACGGTGTGCCGCAAACGTATCTGGAACGCCTGCAAGGCACCCAAGGTTTGCAAGAAGTCGGTCAGAACATCGACGATTTCTTCAATATCTCCAGCATCGTGGACACCACGGAGCGTGATCGCCTCAGTCGCGATATCAAGGAAGAAACTGCCGGTGGTGTTGCAGAATTGCGCCGCGCCTCCGACGAATTCGAAGACGGCAAGTATCTCGACGCTCTGGTTACTGGCGCTGGTGGTTTGGCTTCGACTGTGGGCAATGCGCTCGCAGCCGGTGCATCCAATCCCCTGGCCACGACTGAGTACGTGGTAGAGAACGTTCCGCAACTGCTGGCTGCGGCCTACAGTGCCCCATCTATGGTGGCCTCGAACGCCGGTTACGGTTTCGATGCTTACCGTGAAGGTGTACGTGAGTTCTTCGACAAGAACGAAGGCCAACTGCCAAACGCTGATCAGCGTGCGGAAATGGGTCTGTTCGCTGCGTCTGCGGCACTGGCTGAACAAGTCGGTGATGCAACTATGCTTCGTGGTTTCCGTAACGCCGGTACCGGTTCTGCTTCCAAGGCAATGGCCTCGGCTGCGGGTATCGGCGGTGCAATGACCCGTGAAGGTGTTACTGAAGGCTATCAGACCTACGCAGAAGCGCGGGCCAAGCTGGAAGACCCATCTTTGGAAGAGATCGTCGAAGGCGCCACTATTGGCGCACTTGTCGGCGGTAATTTCCAAGGTGCTGTAGAACTGGCGAAAGCCGGTGCTCCAACAGAAGATGCTGGCACTCGTGCTGCATCCGCTGAAGCTTTTACCGCTGCTGTTGAATCCGGTGATGTTTCGCCCCTGACTGATGCAGAATCCGCCACTTATAATCCGGTTCGTGCTGTTGAAGCACTGCACCAGATGAACCTGGCAGAAGGCGCTGATATCGAGGCAAACCTCGCTCAAGTTGACCAAATTCAGCAAGATGTGACGGCTGACGTGTCGGCTCTGCAAGCCCGTCTGGAAAACACTTCCCCGGAAGCTGTGGCCCGGATCGGTTCGATCGTTTCTCAGCTTGAGGCCGCTGGTGCAGACCAAGCCCAAATCGCCGAGATGCGTGAAATCCATGAGGCTGTGTCGAGCTACACCCCAGAACAACGGAAAGCTGATGAGGCTCGCCTTGCTCAACTGGAAACCCAGTTGGGTGGCATTCATAAAGCAGCCGAGCGCATGCGCGTAGACGCCAGCCCTGAGCCGGCTGAAGTCGAAAGCATCGCTACTGAAGCACAGGCAGGTGATGTACAGGCGGCTGACCGTCTGTTGACCCTGACCATGACCAACCCTGATTCCGTGGACACCCAGGTCGCTGATGCTCTTGCACAGAGCGAAGCCCTGTCAGAGCCGCAACGTATCGCCATGCGCCTTTTCAGCGAGGCTCAGGTGGCAACCAACGCCCTGAAAGGCCTTACTGGCGTACGTTCGGACATTGCCACTGGTGGCGACGGTTTCAAAGGTATCTCGCAATATCGCAATGCAATCCGTATGGCCCTGGCCAATGGCAACGAAGGTGCAGCCCGCTCGCAAGTCGATGGCATCCGCGCATTCGCAGCCAGCCGAGAGTCGAAACTGAACGCCATCACCGCTGCCTTCGAGCAAGTGAAGGGCACAGACAATTCGATCAATCTCGTGCGGAATCAGCAAGGTGAATGGGGTCCGACTGATCTGAAGGGCAAAGCCCTGAAGAAAGCCGGTGGTGTGGAAGTCTCGGCACGTTCTTTCAAGCTGCGCGACGGTGTAGCTGCGGAAGCTGACGCTTTGACCAAGACTGCTGCTGCATTCGAAGCTCTGGTAAATGCTGCTCCCACTCCTGTTTCGGCGCCGGTTGTGCAACCGACGGCTGAGGTACAGGGTGACGTTACCCCGGCAACTCCTGAAGCTGCTGCCACGCCTGCTGTTGAACCTGCACCGGTAGCTCCGGTAGCAGACGAAACACTTGCGTCCGCTGCTCCTGACGAAGCTGCGATCACCCCAGAAGATGCCCCGAGCGTGACCGATGAGGCGCAGGCGAATGCCGGCCAACTCACCACAATCGGCGAGCGAACTGGTGCGGCGGTAACTGCCGACAACTACCGTTCTATCAATCTGGTTTCCGAGCTGTTTGAACAACAGGCCGGCAATGAGACTGATGCAAGCGTTCGCCCGCTGGTAGCTGTCAAAGACTTCGCTTCGGCCATTCAGGCTGGCGAAGTGCAGGCCAAGGACTTCATTGATCAAGAAGGTGACCTGACTGGCCCGCAAACCCAAGCCCTGAACGCTTTCTTTAACTTCGCGCAATACTCTGCGCAAGCGATCCGCGACCAGTTTAAGGTGACTGAAACTCGTGCCAAACGCCCGGACTTCTTCTATCGGGATATGGCGCAGTTCCTTCAGAACGCGGATGGGCAAATCGATGAGAACTTGGCGACTGCTGTCTCGTACGGCATGTTCTCCTGGGCCAACGAAAACGCAACTCAACTGCGTAATTCTGACGAGGGTATCAACGCTATTCTGTTGAGAGAGTTCGATTCTGAAATCTCGTCTGCTGCCTACAAAGAACTGTCGCTGATCGGTACGCGTGAAGCCGTGGTTGCCTCGCAACTCGGCGGGCGTATCGTTCAAGCGATGGGTCTGCGACCAAACCAGCAAGGTACCAATGCCGAGCTGAGCAAACTGGAAGCCTCTATCGGTACCCGCGCTATCGCCGCCATGGTGAAGCTGGGCATCGTCGAGCGGGTCCAATTGTCTGATGTGAAACTTCAGGCACTGATGAATTCTGGCGAGCCGGGTAACGCCCGCATGAACCACACTTTCGTCCGGGTTAAATCGGCCGAAGTGAATGGCAAGCGCGAGCCAGCCCCTATCGTCAAACGTATCCGTGAACGCAACGTCGGCTCGCAGTCGGTGGTTGCCAAACTGATGTCGGTTGAAGCGGCCGGTGTTGAGCCGAGCTACACCCCGGTGAAGTTCGACCAGGCATTTGCCAAGCGCACTGGTCAAGCCGTCCCGAAAGGGCTGGCCGAGACACAGAATAAGGAAGGCGCCAAGGCTCACGTTGTTCGTCAGAACATGTGGCATGTCTGGGGCCGACTGAGCAAGCAGGCGCTGTATGCAATGGGAGGTGTGGTAAGCACGTCCGATGCCCCGACTCACGTCGAGAATCTGGCTTCCCGCCAAGCGAAGAACGACGGGCTGATTCAGCAAGTCGAGAACTTCGACACCTTTATCAAGGCCATGGCTGCTGATCCGAGCACTGAAGGGCTGGATCAGCCGCTGTACTTCGGCCGTTCGGTCTGGAAGCCTCAACGTGTTGGTTTGACCGCAAACGTGGTGAATCCGCAGACTTCGAAGATCCACCGTCACATGCTGGCCATGCAAGGTTGGAATGCGTCCGTCGAACTGGCTGATGCTGCGTCGATGAACAACTTCAAGCTGCGTGTGCTGGAAGCGTTCGGCAAGAAGACTGAAGCGACCAATACCCCTGTTGTGCTGGCCGGTTACGACGCTGTCGTGTCGAATCCTGCAATTCAGGCGGGTATTGATGCGTTGGTCGACGTGCTGCGCGATGTCGGCACTACCAACGAAGAAGCTATCGTTGCTGCGGTAAAAGCCGGTGGTGAGAACTTCCATTCGTTCGATGCACTGGTTGCCCTGGCTGAACAGCGTATTGCTGAGCAGGACGGCAAGCCTTCGTTCGAAACGAGCATGATGGGCGAGGTTGACGGTGTCACCAACGGGCCAATGCTGTCCCTGTTGATGTTGGGCGCCAAAGGCTTCGAAACCATGAACCAAGGTGGGTTCTTCGAGCTGGAAAGCCCGTACTCGCAGTTCAATGACTTCCACGCGGTCGATGGCAACCTTGACCTGTATGAGTCGAACATTGCGGGTGCGTTGAACCGTCTGCAAGGCCGCAACGTCAACATGCTGCAAGCCATGCAGGTAATCACCGGCCAGTTGCAAACTGCCGAGGGTAACGTGACCTCCAAGGGCCGTAACATCATCAAGAAGCCGCTGACTGCACTGATGTTCGGGTCTAACCCGAAAACAGCGGTAGAAGGTATGGCTGATGGTTTCGTTGAAGCGATTTACAGTCGTATCGAAGATGCTGCTGCGAACCGTGACAATGCGGCGATTACTGCGCTGTTCTCCGCGGTCAACACCCTGATGCGTCTGCCAAAGGCTGCATTGCCAGCAAACGCCGGCTATGAGCAGGCACTGGAAACCAAGCTGACTGAACAGCAGAAAACTGCGCTGAAGAAGTCGTTCTATGAGCTGTTGGGTAAGCCAACCGAAGATGCCCTGGCTGACAACTACGCGACCTTCATTGCTCGCCGTAACGTGATCAACCAGACCGCACAACTGTCGTTTGACCTGTTCAACGCGGTACGCGAAGGCGTCACCGAGTTCGTTGAAAGTTCCAGCGCAGAAGTGGCACGCAACAATGCTGGTGAAGCGATTCGTACCCTGACCAAAGAGCAACTGACGCAAGTCGATGCTCTGATGGGTGATATGGCGCCGATCCTGCAAACTGCGATGTCTCAGGCGGCAGGTCAGCGTGAAGCTGGCATGTACATGGCGAAGTCGCAGCGTAAGCTGGATTCCTCGCTGCCATATGAGCAAGAAGTCGCGTTCGGTGACATGGTCAACACAATCGCACCTGATGGCCAGATGATGGGCATCGGTTCGTCGAAAGTGTCGTCTACTCGCACCGAAGACATCGACCCGGGCGTAATGCCGTTCATTACCTCGATTCACTCTTCTGACTCCGCGATTGCCTCGGCAGTCTACGGTGAAATGGAAGCGCTCAACGTTCACGACGCCTTGGGTGTCGATCTGAACAATGTGGCGAAAGTGGGCCAGGAACTGAACAAAGCCACCTTCGAAACCCTGCTGAACTATTCGTCGCCGACCGCCATGTCCAACATGTTGGATGAAGTGCTGGCCGGTACCGCTAAAGTGATGCAGAACCCGGATCTGGCCGCTCGCATCCAGCCAAAGCTGCGCGAGAAGATGATTCAGCGTGCCGAGAAGAAGCGCGGCGGTATTGCGCAACAACTGACCGCCATCCGTGAAACTGCCCGTCAGGCAGACACTGATAAGCTGTCGATGATGGCTGAGCTGAAGGCAATCGGTCAGTACGCCACTGAAGGTGGTTCGTACGTGGTAACCGACGCTGATCGCGAAGCTGCGGCCAAGAAACTGGCTGAGGTGGGCACTTCGTTCAACGAAGGTGCTGAATCCGTCGCTGAAATGCTGGACGTGGCGGCTGCTGTCGATCCTGCTGTGTATCAGCCGGGTCAACGCGCTGTGCTGGCCAATACTTCGGTAACTACGCTGGCGCCGGCTACTTCCCTCAACACCCTGGCTTCGCTTGAGCAAACCAACGCAGTTGAGCAGGTCATTGCTTCCATGGTTTCGGGTAACCGGACTCTGGGCGATGCGGTGCAGATTCTGCCTGAGCATCAAGCCGCCGAGGTGATCAACGCAGTAAACACTGCGTCTGAAGAGAAGCTGTCGGTATGGGGCCAGTTGGGCACCCCTGTGGTGCAATCTGACTCCAATCTGGTGGAGCTGCTGTCGGGTAACAACCTGTCGGCGCACAACCTGATTGATTCACTGGTTGCCTACAGCCAAGACCCGTTCCAGCGCACTGTGCTGCAAATGGCCAAGAAAGGTATCCCTGCTGGCGTGCGTGTGAACTACATCACCGCCGAGACTGGTCCTGAAGGTGCATTCGGTGAAGGTGTGGACAAATCCCGTGGTTGGTACGCACAGCGTAACGGCACCGAGGCATTGTTCATCAAATCGCCTGAATTCGTTGAATCGGGTATCACTCCGGAGCTGTTGACCCACGAACTGGTACACGCTGCCCTGGCCAACTTGGTTGATCAGCATGATGGTGCCAATACGATCGCCGGTCGTGCAGTGGCTGATCTGGAAAGCCTGCGGCAGATCGCTGACGAGTTCATCGCCAACAATGGTGAGATGTCGGCACGCTTCCGTAATGCCACGTCCAACGTGCATGAGCTGCTGGCCTGGGGCCTGACCAACAAGGCATTCCAGCGCGATGTGTTGTCCCAAGTCCAAGTAGAGCAGCGTAACCGCAGCTTCCTCGACGGTCTGAAGACTTTCATCGGTAAGCTGACCACTCTGCTATTCGGCGACAATAAAGTGTCGGCAAACAACGGTATGGCCAACTTGGTAGCGAATGCTGCCGGTCTGTTTCAAGAAGCTGCCGCTGTACGCGATGCCCGTGCAACCAAGACGCACAAGTACGAAGATGCGGTCGATCACCTCAATGCCATGACGGCCGAGCAAGTGTTTGACGCACTGGCTTCGGTATCGGGTGTGCAAACGGATGTTCGCCACGTTGAGTACCTGAAGAACCTGCTGGCTGAGACAGTTGACCCGGTCTATGGCCCTTACGGCGCATTCAAGGAGCAAGCGTCGGCAAACCGTGCGCTGACTCCACTGGATGTGTTCCTGAAGGCTGTGGACACCGGCAAGCTGCCATTCAGTTCGGAAGCAACGGCCAATGCCTTTATCCTGTCGCAACAGGAAGCATTTGTACTGGAATCGGTCGAAGCCACCGTGGCCTTTGCCATGGAGCACAAAGACACACTGTTCGTGCGCCAAGCGCTGGAAGATCTGTTCAAGGAAGCACGAGCGACCCTGAACAAAGATGGCCGCAACTTCCACAAGGGAATCTGGGCTACCGCAAGCCAGAATGAGAAGGATATCGCCAAAGCGAAATGGGACTTCGTGTTCCGTCCGCAAGCGGGCATCACTGGCAAGAATGCCTACCTGTCACGCTTTGCGGCGTTGGGCTTGGCATCGGCTGAAGTGCGCAACGTGTTGGCGTTCTCGACAGCGAATCTGGAAACCCCGCTGAAGGAACTGCCGTGGGCCAGCCGCCTGACCGAGATCTTCCGTCGTCTGATGCAACGCCTGTCCTCGCTGATGACCAAGGTCACCCCGGGCATGGCCGGCAATCAGGCACTGCGTACCCTGGTCGAAGACCTGGTGGATATCGAAGCCAAGCGTAAAGCACGCATGGGCCAAGACAAGCTGGGCTCGCTCGACCAGATCGAGACGGTACTGACGGCAGCGGGTGAAACCGTGCGTGAGAAAGCCGATGCTTTCGGGCAGTCGAAATTCTTCCGTAACTCCCGTATCCCGGGCGTTCCGTTTGTGGGTGCAGCGATCTCGACACTGGCCGGCGA